AGGGGCTGTTAAAATGAAAGTAGGAGCGGATAAAATACAGGCAGGACTTGGAAGATATATAGACACTGAAATAGTGGGCAAGACAGATGGGATAAGTAAATGGATTTTGGGTGTAGGCGGTGGAATACTTTCACTTAAAGCGGGGAATTTAATTGAGAATTTGGGAAAAAACGAAGCTGTAAAAAGCCTTGGAATTTTTGACGAAGAAAACAAGATTGACTTGGAAATGATTTACAGTTTATTCAAGAATGAAGCAAAGAAAAGCCCGGCAAAAATCAATCTGCCCGGTTTAGGTTCGATTACGCTTACAGAGTCCGATGTTGATGATATATACAAATACATTCGGGAGGCGTGAAAATGAGTATACACGATGAAATACACGAAAAAATAGAGGAATATATAAAAGACGAATGCGAAGATGCCAAAAAATACGGGAAAATGGCAGAAATGGCAGAGGAAATAAACGATGATGAACTTTATAGTATTGTAACGGCTATAGCAAAGGACGAAAAACAGCATAAAAATCTTTTGGAATACTGGCATGAAAAGCATAAAGAGTATTAAGAAAGAGACTCGAAAGAGTCTCTTTTATATTTACAAAAAAATACCTGTTTCGTCTTTTTCAAATTCAAGTCGGTTAAGCTCATTTAATACAGTCTCTTTTATAAATGAATTGCAACTGCGACCTGTTAATTTTTTTATGCGGTCTTTCGTACCACTCGGAAAAAGACAATTTACACGGTCAACCTTTTCGGCATATCTTTTAACTGCTACACGACGCTGTTTTATAAGTTTATCATTCATGTTATTCCTCCTCAGATTTCTTTTTCATTTGTCATTCTATTAAAAAGATAAACTTTAAATTTTCATTTCGGAACATTCTAAAATATCTATTTCACCCAATTTTTGAATATAATATTCTGTTACATGATAATATTTTGAATTTCCATAATCAGACATTTGACAAATAGATGTTTTATATTTTTTAAGTGATTGTTTAGCTTTTTCTAAAGTATCAAACGAAGCAATCTCAAATGAATTTTCCGTATCATAAAGAGTACATTCAGAACATAATTCATTTTTATTATAAAATTCGCCAAAATTTTTCATTATTCTATAAACTGACGGAACATCATGTAATTTTGCATCAACGATTGATTCTTCATCAGTTCCAAACGTAGAAAAGGTACTCCAAGCTGCAGAATGATTTAAAGTGTCATAGTAATAATAATCTTCTTCATAAGTTATACTGTGAGTATTAACATCATCTATTTCATCTTTAAGTATATATTCACACCAAACAAATTCAACGCTTTCGTAAAATGGCTCGGAATAATCAAGAATTTTATCGTCTTGAGTTTCATACCCTGCCGCTTCCAATATCTTTTTTCCTTCCTCAAATGTTTTTCCTTCCAGTTCTTTAGGATTTACAACACGTTTTCCCATATTTTTTAAACCTCCGTACAATTCCAATTTTTATACAATTCAATATATTCCTTAAGTAATTTGCTTTTGTTTTCCTTTAATTTATGAGTATATTATAATATAAGTGCCTAATAAAAGCAAGATACAAAAAGCACAAAGATTATAAATATAAGTGCCTAATATTCGTATAGTTTATATATTGTATGTGTGCCTAATAAATGTTATAATAAATACATAAATTAAAGGTGGAAAAAATATATTGATAATCTAAGCCCCCTATGTTATATTCATGATATACGTATAATATAGCCGTTTTTATAAGGGTTTATACAGGGTTAAGGTGTGGATAAAATGGGTATACAGGAAAGCTATATAGAACTGGAAAATATGTGTGAAAGTATGTATGAGGAGATTGGTGGATATGAGTTTTATAGGTATTTGTTCCCAGAATGTGAGAACAAAGGGGAATTAAATACAGATTATTCAAAACCGAATGCGATATATCTGTATGAAGATGACAAAGACAAAGGGACAAAAAGACGTTTACGTAGGCGTATAATGTTAAAGGATACATGGGAAAAAGATTATATGGATTTTATAGAAGGAAATAATCTTACATTATGCAGTGGATTGACATATAGGCGAAAAGCCAATAAATTACAGAATGCTCAAAGAATGAACGCTCTTGTTTTTGACCTTGACGGGGTGGGTGAAAATGAAATGAAAAACTTGCTTTTAAGGTTCGGGCAAGAGGCTGAAAGAATAAGGACGTTACCGCAACCTACATTTTTGGTTTTGAGCGGAGCGGGGCTTCATATATACTATGTATTTGAAGAACCTATTGACCTGTATCCAAATATAAAATTACAGTTAAAAGCATTGAAATATGATCTGACTTTCAGAATGTGGGAGTACAAAGCAACATCAACAAAGAAAGAAATACAATATCAGTCAATTAATCAAAGTTTTCGTATGGTAGGAAGCGTAAATGGCAAGTATGGGAATGTTGTAAAAGCATATAAGACAGGTGAAAAGGTAACACTTGAATATTTAAATAGGTATGTGAAGAAAGAAAATCAAGTTGATGTAAACAGACCTTTCAGACCATCAAAGATGACGAGAGCCGAGGCAAGGGAAAAGTACCCTGAATGGTATGAGCGTGTAGTTGTAAATAAAAGCAAACAATTAAAAAAATGGGATATATGCAGTAAAACAGGGTATGCACTTTATAACTGGTGGTTAAGGAAGATAGGAGAGGTAAGAGGCGGACACAGGTATTATTATATGATGTGTCTTGCAATTTATGCCTGCAAGTGTGATGTTCCGAAGAAAAAATTAAAAGAGGATATATATGATGTATATTCAGAGTTAAGCAAAATACAGCATGATAATGTTTTGACCGAAGACGATATAACAAGTGCTTTGGAGGCCTACGATAAAGCATATTACAATTTCACCATTGCGGATATTGAAAAAGTAACAGATATAAGAATTGAAAGGAATAAAAGAAATTATCAAAAACAAATATATCACCTTGAGGAGGCAAGAGCAATAAGAGATATAAGAATGCGAAGACAGGGAAAAGATTGGAGAGAGGGAAACGGCAGACCGACAAAAGAACAGGAAGTGATTGACTATATAAGGGCAAATCCCGACTCACGAAAGTGTGATGTAATAAGAGGAACAGGATTTGATAAGAAAACAGTATATAAATACTACGATAAAGCAAAAGAAATGATAAAAAACAACGAAAAGGACGGGTAAACCGTCCTTTTCTATTGACTTTTACAAGAAAAAAGAATACAGTATAAATATAGAAATATAGAAAAAATAGATTTATATAAAAGTAGGTGAAAAATGGATACCATAAGAATAGGGCGAATATCAAGTGTTAATTACGCAGAAGGAACAGCAAGGGTAGTATACACCGACAGAGACAACTCGGTCACTATGGAACTGCCGTTATTATCGTATGAATATAGTATGCCAAAGGTTGACGATTTAGTTCTTGTTCTTCATTTACCAACAGGCGGCGAGGCAGGTGTTATTCTGGGGAAGTTTTGGAATGATAACAACAGGCCTAAGGAGAGCGGAGAAAAGATTTACCGGAAAGACTTAGGCGAAGGCTGCTATATAAAGTACGATGAAGAAACAAAAAAGTTACGTATAGACTGCCCGAAAGGAATAGAAATAAGAGGGAATGTTGAACATCTTCCGGTACCGGAGGGCGAAAGTACATCTTAAACTTAAAGAGGTGTAGACATGATAGGAAGTTACGGCAATATAATATTTGAGGTGTCCAGTGAAAAAATATTAAATCTGACTGATTTAAGCACCACATATGGCGGCAACTGGGCCAGTCAGGATTTAATCTCGGGAAAGCCACGAAAACAGTTTATAGGTGCGACAACCGAAACGGCAACATTTAATATGCTGTTAAAAGCCGACCTGGGAGTTAAGCCATCTGAAATGCTTGAAAACTTACGAAAAAAAGCGGAGGAAGGTTCAGCGGATTATTTAATAATCGGCGGTAAATTAATGTGTGAGAATAAAATGGTAATAACATCATTGTCGGGAAAATTCAACACGATTTACAGCGGTGGCGAGATAGCAAGTATATCGGTATCAATATCTCTTGAAGAATATGTTTGAGAGAGGTGCAGAAAGATGATAGAAATAAAAATGAACGGAAACGGGACAACGGAAGAAAACGTAAGGAAATGCTTAACGGTGTTATTAGGTACAAGAGAGGGCGAACAGGCACTTGATAGGAATTTCGGTTTAAACTGGGATTTTTTGGACATGACAACAGCGGCGGCAAAGGCAAGGCTGACAGCGGAAATTATAGAAAAAATAAAAAAATATGAACCAAGGGCAAAAATAAAAAGTGTAAATTTTAAATCGGACGTAAACGGGTTATTAAGTCCGGTGTTGGAGGTGAGTGTGGTAAATGAGTAACATAAATGCTTTTAAGAACATTCCCGAAATTTCTTTTATTGATAACATGACATTAGAAGACATAAGAAACGAAATGCTTGATGATTATCAAGAGGCATACAGAGCAGAAACGGGGAAAGAACCGGATATGCACGCAGGAACACCGGAAAGGTTAATGTTATATGCCTTTGCAAATAATTTTTATCAGGCATTAAAATATATTGACCGTGCGGGAAAGATGGGGCTGCTTAAATACAGTGAGGCGGATTATTTGGACAATTTGGCAGTTTTAAAAGGCATAACAAGAAATAAGGCAACGGCGGCAAAGGTTACTTTAAAATTCACGTTATCCGACATAAGAACATCTGTTACGGCAATTCCGGGCGGTACAAGGGTAGCGGCAGGAGATATATATTTTTCAACAGACGAATATCTTGAAATTTTGGCAGGACAGGAAAGCGGAACGGTAACGGCAACGGCAATAACGGCAGGGACAGGGGCTAACGGTTTAGCAGTAAAAGAAATAGATACACTTGTTGATCCTGTGCCGTATGTGGCAAATGTAACAAATATTGACGTTTCCGCAGGCGGTACAGATAAGGAAAATGATGAAAGCCTCACGTACCGAGTTTACAATGCACCAAACAGGTACTCTGTTGCCGGCCCGAAAGAAGCATATGAGTATCATGCACGGCGAATACGTTCCGATATTGACGATATTGTAGTATACAGCCCAGAACCGGACAAAGTTAATGTTGTATTCACAATAAACGAGGGGGAAATACCTGACAGCAAGGTAATAGCCGAGGTTGAGGAAGGTTTAAGTGCCGATGATATAAGACCGTTGACGGACATTGTAACGGCAAAAGGCCCGACAAAAAGCAATTATGACATTAAACTGACTTATTACATAAATAAAAGTGACAGCAATCAGGCGGTAGCAATACAGACGGCTGTAAATGAGGCTATAGAAGAATATAAAAAATGGCAGCAAAAAATAGGCAGAGATATAAATCCGTCCAAATTAATACAGCTTATAATCGGAGCAGGTGCAAAAAGAACGGCGGTAACAAAACCGCTTTATACTGCCGTAAATGATTACGATATAGCAATAGCAGCAAGCACAGAGGTAACATACGGAGGTCTTGAAGATGATTAAGTTATACAATGCCAAACTTACAGACTCAATACCCCGAATAATTGCCGAACAACCATGGTCAAGAGCCATAAGCAAGGCGGTAGAAAAACAGCACAAAAGAATTATTGATTTTGCGGACAGAGTTATGCTATATGCCAACATAGACAATTTATCAAGTGAGCTTTTGGACATTATAGCGGTGGAAATGAAGGTGCAAGCATATTCTGAAAGCTATAATATAAGCCTGAAAAGAACTTTGATAAAAGGTGCTATTACGTATTGGAGCAAGGCAGGAACAAAGAAAGCAGTTGCAAATATATGTACTGACATATTCGGAGATGCCGAGGTGCAGGAATGGTTTGACTATGGCGGTACAGCGGGATATTTTAAAGTATCAACGGCGAACCCATCAATAACAGAGGATAATGTGAACGATTTTAAGGCGGCTATTGAGGCGGTGAAGCGGTGCAGTGCATGGCTGGAGACTGTGGAACTTGTATTATCAACAGAAGCGTTGACAAGCTACACGGGTTTTGCAGTACACACAGCAGATACGATAATTTTGACGCAAAAGTAAAAAGGACGGTGGTAAAAATGAGCTTTACAGCACCAAGATTTACAGACGAAGGAAAGGCACTACAGGCAAAGGCACAGGCAGGAACGGCATTAAAGTTTACGAAAATGCAACTCGGTGACGGCGAACTTGGAAGTCAGGCAATAGCGGCAATGACAGGACTTATAAATCCGCTTATTACAGTAGGCGTAAGCAGTGTGAAAGCAGGAAGTAATTATGCGACAGTAAAAAGTAATTTCAGCAACAGCGGACTTACAACAGGCTTTTACTGGCGTGAGATTGGAGTTTTTGCAGCAGACCCGGAAAAACCGAATGACCGTAACAGTGATATTTTATACTGTTACGCAAATGCCGGAAGTCTTGCGGAATATATACCCGCCGCAGGAAGTGAAATAGTTGAGAAAATCATATCAATACCTTGTATAATAGGCGATGCCGAAAACGTCAGTGCCGAGATAGAATCGGGAATATATGCGACAAAATATGAGTTAAAAGAGCATATAGACAACAAGAAGAACCCGCATAAGGTTACAGCCGGACAGATAGGGGCTTTGACAAATGAAAGCCTGACAAAAGAAACCATATTACATAAAATCAATGTGCTGGATATTGCAAACGGTGGAACAGGCAAAAGTACAAAAAAAGAAGCATTTGCTAATCTTGCATATTTGGGTAACAATCCTATATCATCACCGAGTGAAGACAAAGTGCAAAAATGGTGTGAATTAGGAAGTGGATATGCATGGTACACTACTGACGGATTACTGATTAATCAGCCTTTTCAATACATGTTCGTAATAAATTATATACAAGATAAGGACGTATTCCAAATTGGATATGAGCAAAAGGTAGGTACGATATATTATCGAGGTGGTAATTATAGTGGTTGGATTATGAATTGGACACCTTTGTTTGGAGCAAATAGTATTGTTCCTATTGCAAATGGTGGAACGGGCAAAACTACAAGAAAAGAAGCATTTCATGATCTTGCATTTTTGGGCTACAGCCCTGTATATGAACAAAGTGTAGACACACCACAGAAATGGGGCGAATTAGGAACTGGATATACATGGTACACTACTGACGGATTACTGATTAATCAGCCTTATCAATACATGTTTATAATAAATTATACAATGGATAGTGATGTATTCCAAATTGGAAGTAACCAAAAGACGGGTACGGTATATTGTCGAACTGGCAATGGCAGTGGTTGGATTACGAATTGGACACCTTTGCTGTCAACCAATGATAAAACATTGTTAGCAACAACAGTACAGAATTTGATGGAAGAAGGCAGTATAAGTACGGTAAGAAGTGTACAGAGAGGGACAGCGAATTTAAGTAACGATTCAGCATCAACAACAAGCGTTAATATATCAAGTGTAAATACGGATAAGAGTGTTCTTTTAATTGACGGACAATCAGGCAATACGAGTGCAAACAATGCATCGGGAAAAATAAAAGACAGCACAACATTAGAATTTACACCTACGAATGCGAGAAGCAAAAATGTGATTAATTGGAAAGTTGTAGAATATTACTAAAAAATCATAGAAGGAAGTGGAAAATATGATAAGATATGCACAGATTGATAGTAAAACAGGTTTGGTCATATCAGACAGTTATTTGAGTGGTGAAGTCGAAGCTGAAAACATGATACAGATTGAGGAAGATTTTGACTTAACAAATAAAAAATATGAAAATGGTAAATGGGTTGAATATGTACCTAAAGTTCCAGAAGTTGAAGAAACAATATCCAACGAAGAAATACAGGCTGAGATACTTTTAAATCAGGCAGAAATAATAAGCAAACAGAACGAACATGACGAAATTCTGGCAGAACTTTTACTTGGACAGCAGAAAGGAGTATAAAGAATGTATAAGATAATAAAAAGATTTTATGACAGAGGAATTTATTCGGCAGAAGATGTAGGTGTTTTTGTTGCAAGCGGTAAGATTACAGCGGAACAGTATGAAGAAATAACAGGAAAGAAATACGAAATATAATATAAATCTATAAAAAATAGAAAAATAGAAAAGTAGAAAAATAGATTTATACTAAAAATGTTTTTAAGACTTTCGGCCGAAGTCTTTTTTTATTACAATTTTTTTTATTTACAAGGAGGAAAAGAATATGAAAAAGTATGCGTATATTGACAAGATCGGTGTTATGCACATTGTAGACACAAGAGAGGTTGCAGAGGATTTCAAACAGAGAGGAAAAGTCGTTGAAACAGAAATAAAAGCAAAAAACGGATTCCCGATTGACGAAACAGGCGAAGGTGTAATTGTATACGGCGAGGATAAAATGAAATACGAGGCGAAAGGTGCGGATATTGTACCTATTCCGGCATTTGCGGCACTTTACAGAAAGTGTATAGAATAACTTTTAATTTAAAAATAAGGGCGGAGCAATCCGCCCGTTTTTTTGGAGGTTGAAAAAAATGACAAAAAATATCTTAATTTCAATCGTGGGAATTATAGGAAGTGCTATAGCATCAGCTTTCGGAGGTTGGACAACGGGACTGACAACATTAGTGATTTTTATGGCAATCGACTATGTAACAGGGCTGATTGTAGCAGGTGTGTTTCATAAAAGTACGAAAACAGAAACCGGAACGCTGGAAAGCCGAGCCGGATTTAAAGGACTGTGCAGAAAAGGTGCAATGTTACTTGTTGTTTTGGTGGCGTACAGGCTTGATTTAGCAGTAGGCACAGCGTACATAAAAGACGCTGTGATAATAGCGTTTATAGCAAATGAAGCAATTTCCATAATAGAAAATGCAGGGCTTATGGGTGTGCCGATGAACGACACACTGAAAAATGCAATAGACGTATTGCAGAAAAAAGGAAGCGGTAGCAAATGAGAAACATAAACAGATGCCACCCCAGATTAATAGAACTTAGCAAAAAATTAGTTTCAGCCTGTAGAGGACAGGGACTCATAATCGGCATAGGAGAAAGTTTCCGAACCAAAGAAGAACAAGACGCACTTTATGCGAAAGGAAGAACCGCACCGGGGAATATTGTGACAAATGCAAAGGGCAGCTCATACAGTTCACATCACCAATGGGGTACGGCATTTGACATATACCGCAATGACGGAAAGGGTATTTATACAGACGGTGACGGTTTTTTTGCAAAGGTAGGCAAGATAGGCAAAAGCATAGGTCTTGAATGGGGCGGTGACTGGAAAAGCCCTGTTGATAAGCCACACTTCCAGTTGCCTGACTGGGGCAGTACAACAGCAAGACTTAAAAGAATGTACGGAACACCAGAAAATTTTATGAAAACGTGGAAGGAAGATAAAGAAATGGTAGAGGAAAGCAAGATAATTATTGACGGAAAAGAAAAAAAGGTAAAAAGAATATTAAAAGACGGGACGAACTATATAGCTATAAGGGATATAGCGGAAAATCTCGGATATGATATAAGCAACAAAGGAAATATAGCAGTATTGAACAAGAAATAAAAATGTCTGTGGTGGGGCATTAGTAAATAATAATGGACACGGTGGCAGAGGTGTTTAATATGATAGCTTTTTGGACAAGAAGAATAAAAGAAATATTCATACAGGAGGCCATGCTTGATGAAAAAGAGGTAATGTTGCTTGAAAGCTGCATAAAAGGCGAGAAAAGGACGGCACAAGCGGCAAAATTCAATGTCAGCCCCGAAACGCTGCAAAGAAGAATAAAAAAATTACAACAAAAATATGATTGGGTACAAAAAGGGCATTCTGATATTATGCCGGAACGATTGACGGAAAAATGGCAGAAAACTGACAAAAAATATTATTTGGCGTGGAAATTACACGAGGATTAAAAGGCAGTCACTTGACAGGTGACTGTCTTTTTTTTTATTTAAAATATAAGTATAAAAAATATTGTATAGATTTTTAAGGAGGGGTTATTATGGC